TGGCTTATCCTGCTGAGTTGCTGTTGCCCCAATGATACCTTGGGTGTTGGCATCCGTCCATCATGCCGCGTACGGGTTCTCAAGCTTACGCTGACCACTGTCCACAAAGTCTTCCTCGTCGTAGTCGTCCCGCGGTGCTCCGTCGATGTCCAGCCAGCCAGCATCACGCAGGAACCGTAGCCCTTGGGTGCAGGCGTCCACGAAGTCATCATGCGTTGAGTCAGGGAAGCTACAGATCTGGCTCACGAAGCCTTCAGCCCAGTCCTTGACGTAACCCTTCCTAACACTGCTCTCAGGGATCCATACACGCCCAGCGGCGATGATGTTGGAGACGATGTTCAGGCGCTGGATCTTGTCCGCTTTCCCCGGGTTATAAGCTCTGACAGGCAAGTGCCCACGCTGTAAGTCTTGGATCAGCGCTATACCTGCGGACTTGTCTTCCACGAGGATCAGGTCAACCCGCTTCTTGTTCTTGCCCTCACCGTAGACAACGTCGTACTCCTCGATCACCTTGGGGCGCAGGTCTGGGTACTGGAGGCGGTCTTGCCAGCAGTCAATCACCATCGCGGACATCGGGCCATCAAGGGGCTTGAACACACCGAACGTGATGGAGGCTGTCGGATCGTTGACAGTCTTCTCTGAGCTGGCGCAGTCATAGCTTTGCAGGATGTACTCGAACTTGGGGAACTCCTTGTTTGGCGCCCACAGCTTGAACATCTCGCGTTTGACGATACCTGACTCTTCAGGGTCAATCAGCTCTGCGTGGATCTCCTGCCTTCCTATGGTTGTTCCTTCATAGCTGAGGATCTGCTTTTGGAAGCTAGGAGCGAGGTTTGACAGGTTGACGTAGGTAGATGCCGTAGTCATGGCTACGTCGTCTCCTTCACGCCCTACAAGCTCAACAATAAGGTCTTTGGGACGTGGGGTAGTCGTGGCGATGATCTGTGTCCTGCCATCAGCCTTCTTAAGTCGAACAGCGAACTGGATGTTGTACCAAGCTTCATCGAGGTAGTCCCAAGCGGCTAGCTCGTCCAGCCATGCGCCATGATACTGACCACCACGGAAGCGATCAGGCTCAGAGGCTGAGATACCTTTGATCAGGCTCCCGTTGACCAGCGTGATCTCGTGCAGGGCTTTGTTGTAGTCAGCAATCAGGATGGGCGGTATGACAGCAATCAAGCCTGATTCGCCTTCAAAAGCCGTCCCGCGAATGTCCATCGATGTTGGGGCGGATACCAGCCAGCGGGTCTTGGGGTTCTCCCATGCCCACCACCAGAGCTGTTCAGCCGCGGTACGGGTCTTGCCAGCCCCACGACCAGCCAGCATGAGCCAGATAGACCACCACTCACCTTGGGGTAGCTTCTGGTGATTAAACGCGCCAGAGAGCCATTTAATGCGTGTGGCGTATGCGGCTCCGTGGTAGGGGCCAAGCTTGCGCAGGAGCTCTTTGTCTTGCAGGATGTCGAGGACATCTTTGTCAATGACTGCGCTCATTCAGCGATCCGAATCAACTCAAGGCGCTTGACAGCCACGTCCATCAGATCTCTGACCGACACATCAATGATCGTTGGGTCAGTCTTCTGTTCAGGGGCTTTGTAGTCGCCATAGCGCTTAGGATTGAACTTAGCCAACAGCTTGAGACGAGTCTCGATCTGAAGCTTACGGTGACCAAGCATGTCCTCCTCAGTCACGGTCATGCTGTCCTCGCCCTCCTCAGCACCAGAGCTGTAAACCTTCTTGGTTCCTATGTGGAGGTTGTCGGCAATCCATAGGCATTCCTCTGCCATCTTGTCGTAGCCAATATCACGCGCACGAGCGATGGCTGTGGAAAGCTGTTCGTTCCTCCACATCCAATCGTAGACCGTTCTCCATGCAGGCATACCTTCTTGTCTGCATATCTCTCGTAACGGTACACCTTCGCTTAGCTGTTCACAGATCTTGAGTGCTATAGCTTCTGAGTACTTTGAAGGACGACCTGTCTTGGTCTCTTCTTTTGTTTGCGGCTCACCTGTCACGTCGGCGACAGTGTCGCTGGGAAGACTCTTTGGTTTCTTTGCCATTGCTGGAACTCCTTTTAACGTGAAGTTTAACGCACGTTTGGTTTTGTTTGCAATGGTTAGTCTTTCAATCCCCTCATGATTCTTCTGTCCATGTCTTTGATGGTGAGCTTGTATTCTTTGTTTTGGCTTTCTAGTTTCGCGATTTTGTTGTTCGCGTGTTTCAGCTTTGACTCTAGCTCCTGCACCTGAGTCTGTAGCTCTGTGATAGCTTTGTTTGCTAGCTCAGGGTTCTCGCTGATCCAGTCTGCTTCCCAGATTTGCTCTGTCATTGCTTCATACCCCTCACGTAACATGCGAAGGATGCCGCCGTGTCCCCGAAGTTGGTCATCTTGTCGAACTCAAGCGCTACCTCTTCCAGCACCTGATTGCGTTGTGATGGGGACACAAAAAGATCGTAGTGGTAAGGCTGTCCCAAATCACGCAGAATTTGTTTGCCAAGGTTACTGTGCTTTTCAACATCGTTGAAGGCTTCGTCCTCTTCTTGTGTCCAATCAGTCATGTGTTTTTCTCCAGAATTGCGGCTTCAATCTTCTTTGCCCACTCGAGCACCATGATCATGTTCCAGTTGGAGCTCTCAGCAGTCACGCCTAAAGCTTTCTGAATCTCCTCGTCCGTTAATCTCTTCCAAGGGCGAACGTAGTCTTGAATATCGTCGTCATCCATTGCTTACTCCTTTGGGTCTTGGGCAGTCAGTTGGGGGAATAACAGCACACCAGACAGCTTTGTACTGCCCTCTTGGCGCCACTTCCCATCGGTCAATGTATACGTCTGGCATGTTCTTTAAAACCTTCCTGACGTTGGTCTTTGGTCTGTTGAGCAAATCCGCTAGTTCTTCTAAGGTCATGCCATCAGGTATTCCGCGGAGCGCAACTCGTACGCTCTTGATCACAGCCATGCTCATGGAGCCCCTTTATCGGGCTTTTGAGCCGTTTTCTGGTCGAGTTGAGGGTCAAGGTGCTTGATGAGCTGATCGAGGCTTATAGGCCCGATTTTCTCCAATCGTTGTATTTCAGTCAAAACGCAGTTCACACCTGCGTCGAATCCTTTGATGTAGTCACTCATGATGGTCTCGCTCATGCTGGTTGTTTGGCAAGAAGAATTGCTTGCAGTCCGACAATCATTTGCTCGGCTTCTTCAAGGCTCATGGTGGTGTACACGTCAGCACCACGGAATTGCAGGGACAGCCATACGCCGTCGTCGTGCTCGTCCACGCTAATGCGGACGTTGTTTGCTGTCTTGATAACAGTTTGGATTTCGTTTGTCATTTTGATTTCTTTCAAGTAATTTGTGATTGATGGGGGGCCGTAACCCCCCTGTTTTTATCGTGCGCTATCGCCCCAACCGTTTTCTTGCAAAACGCGAAGGTCAGGGGTAAGGCGAACACGATTACCAAGCTCATCCCAACCCCAAGCGATTGCATCTGTGACAACCCTGATTTGGCGAACTTGATTTGTTCTAAACAACGCGTGGCTCGATGGGACGCAAGCGGCTAAATTGGTAAGTGAATTGGTTTTAGCAGTAGCCAAAAAATCAATCATTACCATGTGTTGTTTAGCGGTGAGTTTTGTATATTTCATTTTGGTCTTTCAAGTAACCGCCTTATTGGCGTGTCGTGATTGTAACATCAAATTAAAACGGATCAGATATAGGGACTTTCCCTAATGTCTTTAAGCACCATGCCATATTCGTTGTTTCCTTCTGGAATGACCACGCCTTTCCTGCGAATCAGTTGGTTCCGCTTGAAGGGCGTGTAGTCCACATGGTGATGCCAGCGGTTGAAGCGCCACACTACCTCGGCTACGTCAGGGTGAAGCTTCTCAATCATCTGGGACTTGGGCAAGGTTCCTTCCTTAGCGTAGAACTCGTCAGTGTTGCCACCCTTCATGGTTTGGGTGGTGGCCTTCTCTTGGAGGAAGGCATTGAACTGCACGGTGCACTGACCAGCTTTGAGCACACGCAAGGATAGATCTGTGTCCTCGTTGTAGCGGCCCCTCCAGCGCATTGGCAGGCTGTTGTCGATCAGCAGGCAGGAGTAAATGCGGGTGTTCATCACAAACGCTGGCAGGGGCTCCTTGGCCTTGGCAAAGAAGTCGTAGTTGAAGCCAGCGATGGCGACGTTCTCGTAGCGGTCAGCAAAGTCCTCAGCGGCGCGGAAGATCGTGCCAGAGGTGACCTTGACCATGAGGTTGCGGTTGAGGCGGTTGAAGCTAGCGA